ACGTATACGAACTAACGGGTCGGCACAGAAACCTTCCTGCCCAGGTACTAGTTGATGATCTATCTGACGAGTCAGTATCTCCTGAACGTGTAAAAGAGATACAAGATTCGATCATGAAGGACGTAGAGCCACTGAAGTTAAATAACACATGGTCTAGAGAGGCTCTCACAGAAGAGATAGAACAATGGGATCTAGCCACTGAGGAAGACTTCCAAGCACTCTTAGACAAACTACCTGACGAACACTCTACTCCCCCAGAAGAAGAATGAAACTACTACGTATTCAATTGATTGCTGCAAGAACTAAAGATATTCTTGGTACTTTATATGTATCAATAGAACATATTGAAGCTATAATACCTACTGCTAACAATAAGCACGGGGAAGGTTATAGCACTGAAATACATATGAAATCAGGTACTACGTACATAACGTCTACGCCTTGTGATCAAATACTAGAACGATTAGATGAAATTACTCAATCAACTAGAGAAGCTAAAGATGGCTAAACCTACTGACTACTTTGAAGACACAAAGAAACTACTTCAACAATTAGCTGAAGTACACACTGAGATTGATAATGTCCTTGTTCGTCAAAAAGACATTATCCTCAATTCGATACAGACTGCAAAGTCACAAGCCGATATTACTGCTGTCCTGGCTCAACTAAGAGTAGTAGAAGAACTATGGAAAGCTTTGAATTACGAGTACAAGTTCAATGAACTCACAGTAAAGCTACAAGAAGTAGTTCAAAAGATAAGACACAAAGCCGCTATAGGTGTCGTATCTCCTTCACAACAATCTAAGTTATACTTACCGGAAGAACAATGACAAGTCTTTTAGTAGAAGCCGGACCTGGTTCCGGCAAAACAACAACAACAGGCTTCATTACAGCCTATCTCAGAGCCACCAACAAACCTCTGTGGCTCAAGAATCATCCTCGGTTAACCCAAGAACAGATTGACATTCTTTCTTGGTGTGCTGATAACCTACCAAATGACGGTACAATCATTGGTATGGCTTACAATAAAGATGCTGCTAAGAATCTTGACACTAAAACCCACCCATCAGTTGAATGTCGATCAGTTCACGGTTGGGGTTACAAGATAATCTTAGACAGTCAACGTCGAAGGCACGTACCAGTCTCCGATGGTGTCTCTATTAACCAAGTAGAGAAGCTATTGAGTCGTTCATTCGACTCTCTACCTGACAAATACTCTTGGTTATCAGCCACACGATACCTTGACAAGCTCAAAGATGAGCTACTTGAACCTACCTTAACTAATCTCTTATATCTCTCCCAGAAATATGAGGACCTGGCAGCATTTAAGGCATCCGAGGATGTTGCTAAAAAGATCATCCAACTAATGCCGGTAGCTAAAACCATCGATCATCGTATCGGTATCAGCTACATGGATCAAGTGTGGTTAGCTTGTTTCCTTATCAAAGAACCGTTGTATGACATTGCCATCATTGATGAATGTCAAGACATTTCAGCTGCTCGTCGTTTGCTTTGCTCTAAGATTGCTAAACACAAAATATGGATTGGTGATCGTTACCAAGCCATCAATGCGTTTGCTGGAGCAGACAGCAAGTCAGTTGAGAAGATTCAAGCTATGGTTGACATTGTTCTACCATTGAAAACCAGCTTTCGTAACCCACCGAACGTTATTCGTCGTCTTAACAAACTCAAACCATTAGCAAACCTAAAGGGGCTTGATAAACCAGAAGGGTTGGAAGAACGGATTGAGTTAGAAGATATGCCTGGTTTAGTACAACAACTAGGCCCAAAACAATGTATGGGTGTATGTCGTACTAACGCACCACTTATACGAGTGGCTTATCGACTAATGGAATCCGGTGTAGCTTGCCGTATCCTTGGTGATCGTGTAGTTGATCAACTTGCAAAGATCATCAAAGGTCGTAAGGCTACTTCTCTTTCTGACTTTGAGAGTAAACTCAACCAATACGAAAGTGGTATCGTTCGTAACCTTGACGAATACATTGCTGAGTTGTTCAAAGATAAGATCAACTGCATCCGGTTGGTTTTACCTTACGCAAGTAGTGTTGAAGATATAGTTCCACAACTACGTAAGCTATTCAAACCAGCCGAAAGTCAAGAACACATCGTACTTTCAACCATTCACAAAGCAAAGGGATTGGAAGCACACAACATATTCATCCTATTTCCCCCAGTAGAATCTCCTCATGCAAAACGTCAGGAGCAAATCGAACAGGAATCTAATCTTCGCTACGTAGCCGAATCTCGAATGTCTGGCAACACCTACTGGGTAGTATGATGACCACCTTTACTAGAGAACAAACTGTTCAAGCTATAGCAGTTCTTGAAGACCTGCTTAAAGACCCAACACTACTGGGGGACAGCGGTGTCTGTCTTTATGTGACACTCACTTTAACGCATGAGTACAATTGGACAACTGAAGACAACGAAGCTATAAGGGACTTCATAGAGGGTAAGATACCCACAGTAAACGAGAGAACGACTGAATGTTATCCATATATTTCACCTAAAGGGGAATGGACTGAAGCTAGAAAACAACTCACTACCAACGTTATTGCCGCACTACGCACAGCCTACATTGAAAGCTAAACATGACCACTCTCTACAAGAAAAACAACAACGATACCATCTCTTGGTGGACCATCCAACCAGGAGAAAAAGAGTTTATGGTACCATACGTACCACCAAAACCCTTTGTACCTAAGGGATATGCTCAACCCACACCCCCAGAAAGTACAGAGGAGAAGTTAGTACCCAAAACAATCAAGGGGTACTATACTTGGTGGGGTAGTGACCACAACACCAAAGATGCTCCTACAGAAAACACCCAATTTACTCCTTACACTGACAAACCCACAATGTCAATTAAGGAACAAATTGAAGCCAAGACACGAGAAATGATTGCTCGTAAGGGCTACAGTAGGGAGATAACCAAACCTGCCCCAGAAATGCCAATGTTGGCACAGAAGTGGAAGGATTTTGTTGTTCTTGCTGCTTCTGATAAGTCTGATGTGAAACACTTCCAAGCTCCAATGCTTCAACCAAAGCTCGATGGCATTCGATGTATTGGTACTGCTTTGAGTATGTACTCTCGCAAGAACCTCAAATTCACAGCACTACCTCACATTGCAGCTTGTCTTGAGCTACTTCTCAAGATTCCAGGTTTTGAGAACATACGACTCGATGGTGAGTTGTACATGCACGGAGCTGACCTACAAGCAATCCAAGGAATGGTGTCATCGTACACAACCTACGGTAATATGCACGTAAACCTCTCGTATTACGTGTTTGATCATATCTCTGATAATGTATTCTCCCAGAGATACGAGGAGATTAAGCACGTAGTAGAACAGTTGGAAACCTTGTGGACACCTCGCATTGCTGAGAAGTACAAGACAAAAGGTTGTCCGATCAAGTTGGTAACAACAGACATCACAGAAAGAACTACCAGTTCTACTGATTTTAACGAAATGTTAATTCAGTACAACAAACTCTTTCGTGAGCAAGGTTACGAAGGTGTCATTGTACGAAACCCCAACGCTTCGTATCAATGTGATTATCGTACTTACGATCTACTCAAATACAAAGAGTTCTGTGATGCAGAATTTCTCATTGTTGACGTACTTGAAGCCAAGAATGGTTCCAAATTCAAGTGCGTTACGTCATCTGGGAACCATTTTACTGTTTCTCCTGCTTGGACAACAGCCCGTAAAGAACAAGTTTTACGGTACAAAGACAACTACATTGGTCGTTGGCTAACCGTCACATACGAACGTATCAGCAAGGACGGCATCCCACTAAAACCTATTGGTAAAACAATCCGTCAGGACTAACCATGAAACTACAAACACTACTATGTTGGCTTGGTTTCCATGATTGGGAAACAATACGATGGAAATCTTCTTGTGACATTGCAGAGGAAGCATATGGTAAGTCAAGTGTAACTTACTTAGGTGGCACAGACTACCAAGACAGAGTCTGTGTACATTGCCATGTAATAGACAAACAAATTGATGCAGAGATAGCCAAACGTAAAGCAAAGCTAGATTTGTGTAACAAACGCAAACAACTAGCTAAAGACATATTCAACAAGTCCACAAACTAACGGGATTAATAGAGGATCATGGCATCACCATATTGTAGCGACTGCACTAACCGATTTGATCAATGCGAGTGTGACGCATCGGAAAGAGTCAGGAGAGCACAGATAATTATTAACGAAGCGATCAAGCAAGTCCACGAGCTTGGATGCGGATTAGTTGCCGATGGCACTGTTGAAGGCAATGGGATCTGGTTTGATTCGTTGCGGGCTCAAGACCGTGTAGCTGATTAGGGATTATTCTCAGTTAGTAACAGGTGAAATAATGTTTGGATACGAAGACAAACGAACCCCACAAGAAAGGCTACGTGATATAGAACGTAACGACAAGTGGCAATCTGAGAAAACACTTGCTCTTGGGTTTCTCAAAACAGCCATTAGGCCTACATTACAAAAAGCTGGATTTGAAGTAGGTCTTCCAGGACTTGATGTACTAGGGGCTGAGCTACTTATTGAAAACGCAGGTATTACCTACAAACTAACTCTTTCGGTTGACCATGATGACTAACATACTAGGCCCGGTAGGTAAACTCCTATCAGATAAAAACAGATGGACCCAAATGAGAGACTGTGGGACCATAAACAACAGGCATACCACCCCAGATTCTACGTTGGCAACAACGTGGAGCCTTCGTGCTGCGGCAGAGAGATTTTACCCCAACGAATGGAGAGTCAAGCTAACCGAATTTATGACGGAAGCAAACAAACACTACCCTGGTAAGGACTACAAAGTCCTACACAAATCACTATCTCATGAAGCCTTAATGGCACTACTCAAAAGAACTGGGTTATGACTACACCTACTACACACGCCACAGCCTATCGTCAGCACCTACTACTCAAAGAGTCACTCAAACAACTCACAGCAGCAAAACGTAATCTTGAAGAAGTGATGATGGATCTATCCATCGACACAGTTAGCATCATCTTTGAAAACAACCCAGTCTTCTACGATGGTGCTAGCAAAGACTCTAATGAAAACATCCAAACGTACTCTACTGACAGGTTTGTTATGTGCCAAGACATGTTGTCAAAAGCCCATTGCCGTGTAATATCGGCTCAAGAGACATTGTTAAGGATCGGTGTCCACCATGTACGACTCGAAGCTGGAGAAGGACTTTCATAAGCTCTGGAAGAGTAAAAGTAAGTTACCTCTAGTAACACAGCATAAATTCCATCCCAGAAGACAGTGGAGGTTCGACTTTGCACATAAACCTACATTGACAGCAATAGAGATTCAAGGTTACGGGGAAGGTCACACATCTTACGACGGTATGGCAAGTGATTATGAAAAACATAACCAAGCCATATTACATGGCTGGATAATCATTTACATTATGTCAAAAGATGTAACACCACAAAAGATGGCACGTACTGTCACATTGATTGAACGTATCATTAGCAACCGACCTTTAGCTAAACAAAAGGTAATTGCTGATTTACCACCACCCAAGAATGCTTTCGAGGACCTAGTTAAGAAACTGCTAGACCCGTAGTACGTACTACCAACTAACCGCCTGACCATCCTATTCACTGGTCTTTGCCTCTAACACACTTCTACACCATCAGGTCTACTATGCCTACTTACAGCCTACTATCAACTCCCCCAGAAAATTACACAATGGAATATGGATAAATATGCAGACCCAGAAATAGCTGACGTTGATTTCTCTATCAATAAGATAGTCATTGGCAAACGAGCCAAATCTCAAATAGAGAGTATCATTACTGAAAACTTCCCTCATTCCATACCACTCTATTGCAACAAAGTTGGCATTGCTTCATCCAACTACTACGCAGTAATCAATGGAACTAGACCATGCACACTAGACTTTCTCAACAAACTTCTCTCCGGTGTGGGTTATCAAATTTCAATAGACACGAAATTGATAGCACATCAGCTGGATCATGGGCCGGGTGTACCAGATGTGGACTTCACAGAACTCGTACCAGAATTGCCCTTAAAAGACGAGGAGGGATTGGACGAATACGACTCCTTTTAATAGGAGAAGCACCAGGAGAGTTCGAAGATATATTAGGTGTGCCGTTTGTAGGTCCAGCTGGAACTGTGTTAGACCGCATCATTACAGCCACTCATACTCAGTTCCAGTTCCTAATAACCAACACTGTACTATGTCGCCCCCAGACAATAGTGTATCTATCATCCGAAGCGGAAGATACACCTTTAGGGGAGCTATGTTACGGTGAGGATTACGAAATACAAGATAAGAATCGTGATCCTGACCAGAACGAGATGCGTCTTTGTCGACCTCACATTGATGAGTTAGCCAAAGATTTCCAACCACACGGTGTAGTTTACCTTGGTAAAGTAGCCAAATTCTATCCCACCAAACTACCTACGGTAGAACTCTACCATCCAGCCTACATACTACGGTTGGAATACAAGCTACAAACGTTACTACTTGAAGCCCAAAAGCTATCCAAGTTCATCAAGACTCTTAATGTTCCATCTACCCAAACCTGACAAACCTGCATGGGCTGGACCACTAGTAGGTGGACTAACTCAATCTATTATCAATCGTTACCTTGACTGTCCATTTCGCTTCTACTTATATGCGGTATTGGGCCTAGAAGATCCTGCCCCAGATAAAGCAAACCTCATGTGGGGTTCTATTTGTCACTACGGGTTAGAACAGATCATCAAGGATCCTCAACCAGTACGAGAATTCTCTAAAGAAAAGAAAGAGGAACTACTTGAGACCATAAAAGCACATACCAAAGAAAAGTACCCATCAGCTGATGCATCTTTTCCGTACTCATGCCACCAAATGGTCATGCTCTATGATGACAGTTACAAGATAGGTAACAAGTTTGAAACAGAGCAAGACTTTGAGATACCATACACCACACGTATAGGTAACACTGTTACATTACGTGGTAAAGTAGATGGTATCAGTGAACTTGATCTAGTCGAACATAAGTGCGTAGGGTTCAATGATCCTACTCAATCACGACTAGAAACACCCTTTGACTTACAAGCCTTGTTGTATTGTATGGTCAAGAACAGACGCCATGTTATCTACGATAAGATCAAGATACCTGATGTATCTAAAATCCTTCCCCCCAGAAGAACAGGAGAGACTATCTCGCATTGGGTAGAACGTTTCTACTTCAAGCATCACTACAAAGAATTCCCCATAGCCAACTATCGTTACATTTGGTTAGATCAATTCGATTTCTATCTGTCAGATGAAGATATTGAATTGTTTCAAAAGTTTCAACTTAATCCACTAATTGACACAATATGTCGTTACTGGGATAAAGTAACTCATCCTAACTTTGATCCAAACAATCCAGATCACTACGATGAGTTGTTCTGGATTAAACCCATTCGAACCTTTGATGCATCTCGTACTGAAAAGTACAAGTGCAATTATTACCAGTACCTCACGGGTGAGATGACATTAGAAATGTTACAACCAGCCCACTTCTATGCCGAGTTACCAGAGAAAAAACAATGACAGACAATAACTCAATCCAAGCCGTACCTCAACCTGGCCCCTTTGCAAAAGCCCTCGTTGTTCCATCTTTAATCACACAAGACGAACGCACATTGATACGTTCTCGTCTTTCAGAAGAGTTAATCAACACCTTCGAAGGAGTAGCTACTTGGTCCAAGCAAAACTTTGGTGATCAGAAAGGGATCAACCACATTCCACCAATGTTAGGTATTGGTGAAGAGTTTGGTGAACTCATGGAAGCTGTTCTCGTATCGGAAGACGTATCAGAGATTAACGATGCGGTAGGTGACATAGGCATCTACACGATTGATATGTTATCACGTGCTGGTATTCCCCCAGAGATGGTATGGCCGTTTGAGGGCATCAAACACACACCTATCAAAATACCACCTGCTGTGTCACTTGGTAGGATGTTCCACTGTGTTCTCAAGTTCCATCAAGGAATCAGAGGGTACGAGAACGTTGATTTCTTCCATCGTAACCTCATGTTAGCCACCGTGCCTTTCCTTGAAGTACTGGAAGCTACTTACGGCCTCAGTACACACACCGTTGGTACTTGGAACCGTGTTGTCTCGAAACGCAATTGGGTAGCCAACCCAGGTGGTCAGTCTGCATCATGAGAGTAATACTCAGAGCATTTACCAAAGACGGCTATTATAAAGATATAGCTTGTATGACTGATAGGCAAGTTACTTTGATACATACAAAGCTCATCGACAACACTGACCTTAGTAGTGCTACTGGCCTAATAGGCCACGGAGTATCATTGGACCCTACAGCTTTTCCAGAAGTAATACGATTTGAAATCGTAATCCCACTAATCGACAAGTAACACTATGTTTGGCTTCAAAAGAGACAACACTACGTTTGTAGAAGTTACAGTACTGTATCGTAACAAAGATCAGGAAGTAACTACTACAATCAAATACTCAGGCCCTGCTACCCTTCCCACAGGAGAGAATGCTATCGAATACATCTACTACCTTATAGGAAAAGAACTATGCGACGAGGAGTTGGAATCGGACTTTACGGAGGAGAAGGACTGGGAAAAACCTCTTGGGCAGTTCAATGGGCCTTACTAGGTTCCGTAAAGGTAATGTCACTTGGTGAAATAGGCTACTTAGACCTAGAACTAGGTGATGAAATCCCCCCAGGATGTAGAAATGTCCAGATCAACAACTTTGAAGAACTGGATAAAGAAACTGTTAATGCCACCGAAGACATACTCGTAATTGATAGTTTGATGGGTGTGCAGTCAGCCATCTTTGATTACGTTTGTCGTACTCAATTTGATAGTGATTGGAGTAAGTTTACTGACTACTGGAAAGGTCAAAGAATCTACTCTCCACCAGTATTTGAGAAGTGGTTATCACGTCTATCTGCCCATCTTGCAGCAGGTAGGCATGTAATCATCATTGGTCACATGCTCACTGATGTTTTACCTAACACACTTGGAGCTGATTACAAGTCTCACGTTATTGCTCTTGACGAGGGTGATAAAGGCGGGATGCGTTCCGTCTTCATGCGTTGGGCACCTAATGTGTTCTTCCTCAATATCAACATTGATATTCAACGTGTAACTGAGGAAGGTACTCGTGCCAATAAAGGCATGGTAATTGAAGGTAAAGCATACGACAGAGACCAACGAGTTCTTTACACTGTCAAGGCACCAGGCCATGCAGCCAAGAACAAGTTACAACTACCCCCAGTAATAAGCATGGGGGACTCTGCTAAGCAAGGTTTTGAAAACTTTATCAAAGCCTTACCAGAACACATCAGAAACAAGGTAGTATGATGGAAGGTGGTATATTACTACTTATCTTGATTATGTTATTTCTGATTGCAACAGATTTCTCAGATTAACCTACATCACATCAACCTGTCTCGCACAATTTAACCTAGTTTTAGTTTTAGTTCGTTAGAGTTCGTTTTAGTTAGTTTACAGTTTTGTTTCATCACAGTTTGAGAGAAAATATTATGGCTAAAGGTAAAGCAGCAGTTTCGTCCGATTTCAGCAAGTTCTATGGCAAGAACCAAGTAGCTATCGAGGAAGCCAAGAAAGCTGAAAACAGTATGTCATCTGGTCCATGCCCCGTAGGATGGAAAGGTCAGTGTGTACTTCTTGAAGCAGCTGCTGAAGTTGGTAAAGACAAGAAAGACAAGACAGGTAATGTTGTGGCAGGTAACCCACGGTTCCGATTCAAATTCGGTATCGTAGGTGATCCAACTTACCAAGGCAAGACGTTCCAGAAGTACTGGGTACTGTTCCAGTCAGAGAAAGCCTCACCAATGGACCGTCTTGAGTGGTTCCTCAACGAATGTGAATCAATGGGTCTGCCACGTGAAGTACGTGTCAATCACACAAGCCCAGACGAAGTTCTCAATTGGTTCATGGAATCGGAGATGGTATTCGAAGTTGCTTGTGAATCTGACGACTACGCAACCGACAAGAAATCGATGCGTGTCACCGCCCCTCAACAAGCAGTAGACGGTACCACTTCGATGTTACCTTCTGACACCCCTGACAACTATGCTACTACTGCTACTAACTCCTCCCCAGGAGAAATTGCGGTAGGCAGTACCGTTAAGTTCCTCAACTCCAAGTGGACTGTAGCCGAACGTAACGGTGACAATCTCGTCATTGAAAAAGATGACAACGGCAAAGTCCGTACTCGAGATTGCAACATTGCAGCAGTTGAATTGATGTAGTCTGTCTGTCTTTCTACTAGTCACATTAGTAAGTGTGTTAAGACCTGTTAGTGCAGGTCTTAGTTAGGCCCCAGCTACAGGTGGGTTAATACAGTAGCCAAAAACAGCTGTGTAGTCCCTATCTACATGGCTTTCAAGAGGGGAAGGAATTCGCTCCTTTCATCCTTCCCCTCTTGTTTTGTTTCTTTCCTCAATCAACTCAATAGTAATATGTTTGATTTTCTTTGGTTAGAGTTTCTACCATTTATACTAATAGCGTTTGGTATAGGTGTGTTAGTTACTATACTTTTCATTTCTCTTTATACGTATCTTGTATAATGGACCCGGCACAACAATGGCATATGATAAATTCAACCCCTCCAGTTCCGACACTGTACTATCTTGTAGTTGAATTAAACGCAAAAAGATCAACTATCTTTGATAGTAGATTTAATAAGTCTTTCCAAGTAAGTGGGGAAGGCAAACGACAGTTGCTTATAGCTTACCTACAAGAACAAGCTATCCCAGCAACAAGCATCATATCAATCCACGAAGTTCTTCTACCATCCAACCGTTCCCAAATAGTCTGCTACTACCACCTGGCTAATACAAACCCAGCTAACATCCTACCTACTAAGTACGACACACCCGCATTACCTAACCTACATACGTCATAGACACCTACAGTATCTAAAAGGAATCATTAATGGCAACTTTACCAGAACGAATTCAGACAGCACAATCTCTACAAGAAAAGAGACAACTGTTCTTTGATGATCTATTAGAATTTTATGTAGATCACCCAGAGAGAAGAGCAGTTGATGATAGGGGTAATTGTCTATATGATAATCGTAAAGGTTGTCATTGTGCCATAGGGAGATGGTTGATCTACGATGAAGATTTCCCATACGGTAAAGCGATATCTTACGTTACTCTAGCAGCACTTTACTCTCAATATATTCCTGAATGGCTATCTGATTTAGGAACTGATTTCTTAGAAGATATGCAAACAATCCATGATAGTTATTTGAGACCTATAAGGTTGCAGTACCTAGAAGATAACCTAAACAGGCTTAGGACTAGGTGGTGTCTAAGATAAACTCCACAACACCCGCATTACCTAACCTACATACCACTTAGAACTCCCCCAGAGAAACCATGATACTTGCAGTTGATACTGAAACCACTGGTACTGACTTCTTTCACGGTTGTAGACCGTTTATGATCACAGCTTGTGATGGACACACTAATTATCACTGGCAAGCCCCAGTCAATCCATACACACGTGAAGTGTATTGGGACTCAAGAGACCTTGAAGATGCCTGGGACTTAATAAGCAGTGCCAACAACGTCATATTTCATAACGCTAAGTTCGATATGATGGCTCTACAATACATAGGGTTACCTATGCATACTATGTGGCCAAAGATGGAAGATACGATCATTGCGGCTCACTGTATCAATGCAGCTCATGACACAAAAGAAAGTAGAGATGAAAAACGTAAGGTAGGTAGAAGCCTTGGGTTAAAACCATTAACCCTAGAATACTACGGATACCCAACAGACGATGAGACAGAACTAGAAGAAGCAGTTAAGCTAGCTAGACTTAATGCTCCCCCAGAATATAGGATAGCCCGCAAGGGTGATCCTCATTTCCCTGGGCAACGTAATCAAAAGTGGCATAAGATGGACTACTGGTTATGTCCAGAAGAATGCCTCAAGTATGCTTATGGTGACGTTGAACGAACCTACCTACTGTGGGCTGCATTTAAGTTCTCACTAGTCTATGACGGTTTGTGGACAGTGTATCAGCAACGTAAGAAGATGGTACGACACTGCTACAACATGATGGTTGAAGGTGAAGATTTTAATAAAGAAGCAGCACAACAATACATCCTTGAAATCAAGACAAAGAAAGAAGAGTTACGTCAAGAAGTCAAACGACTAACAAACACTCCTTGGAAACTGTCACTCAGTAAAGCTGACCACATTGCTTCTGTTCTTAAAGCTTCTACTAACATACCTACGAAACATTATTGGTACACAGATAACGGTAAGTTTGCTACTGACAAACACGCTTTAGATCACTACTACGAAATCACTAAACATCCTGCAATAGGTATGATTAAGGATTGGAAAGTAGAAGATGCTAGAGAACGTTACATCAACCAATATGTTAACTGGGTAGCAGATGATGATTGCATTCATGGGAGCATAAACCCTACAGGTACCAGAGAAACACGTCAGTCGTCAGATAGTCCAAACCAACAGAATCGTACAGCCGTCTTAGATAGGTTCTTTGTACCTAAGCGTGGCTGGATATGGATGGATGCTGACTTCGAGAATATCGAGATGCGTATCTGGGCCTACGCAGTTAACAATGCCGAGTTAGTACAGTTATTCAATGAGGGCAAGTCTTATCACATGCTTGTATTTGATATCTTATTCCCCCAGGAAGCAGGAGCATACCGAGGGGTTAAAGATAAGCTCAAATCTCAAATGTCACCTAGAGAGCTTGAACTTGCCAAACTCTACAGAGACATTAAGGCTTTCAACTTCGGTATTATTTACGGAGCAACAGAAGGTAAGGCAGACGAAACAGTAGGTCGGAAAGGTTCTTACAATAAGTTAATCAGCAAGATTCCAGAGATTGAAGAATTCACAAGAAAGCTCACAGAACAGATTTACGTAAACTACGAAAAATTTAACATACCTTGCATTTACACACTAGGCGGTTACCGCTTACCTGTTCCGTTAGATCAACCGTACAAAGCTAGTAACTACTATGTACAGGGATCAGCGGGTATAATCACAGCTAGAGCTATGGACAACATAGCCGAAGACGAAGATTACATTGCATCTGAATCTAAAATGTACAATCAAGTACATGACTCAATCAGAACAAAAATCAGAATATGCAATGAAACAGAATATCTGATAGACAGGTTCCAACGTCTAATGTGCAAAGCCGGTGAAGATTACATACCATCATGCGGTGTAACCTACAACATAATTACAAACCCTGAAGACTGCTGGCCTTTCTAATGACCCAAGAGAAACAATCAATATTTGAATTCCATACAGGTTTTACCCTGTATCACAGTGATGACAACTCCACTATGGACTGCCCTTTCTGTGGTGCTTCTGAAAAGTTTTACTTTAATAGAGAAAGCTTATGGGATTGCAAATCTCAACACTGCAAACGATCGGGTAACGCTTTTAGTTTCATTCGTCAGCTTTACGACCACTTTGATACAGGCCGCTTTGCTGCTGAACGTATATCGGAATTACGTGGAATACCGATAGACGTAATACAACGGGATGGTATCAAATGGAACAACCTAAACAACAGTTTCATCATACCAGCTTTCAAAGGGGGTAAGGTACACGCGTTATATAAGGCTTGCTCTACACAAGTCTTTGACACCCTAAAAGCAAAGTTTGTAGAGAAACTCATTGTCTACGCATCTCCTCTCAGTTCTGGTGTAGAACATGCACTTATGCACTGGGAAGAAGAAGTTAAAGACATAGTTTGGGTATGTGAAGGTTATTGGGACAAACTAGCAGCTATTTGCATAGCCTCTCAAAACCAAAACATAACAGTAACTTCCGCCCCAGGGAGTGGTGTGTGGAAGCCTAGTTGGTGTGAAATGGTTCATGGTAAACACCTTGTCTTTCTCTACGATAACGATGTAGCTGGACGTACTGGCTTTGAACGTATTATCTTAAAGGAAATTAGCAGATCACAGTACAAGCCATTATCTATCCAATACCTAGACTGGCCTACAACCATGCCAGAAGGGTACGATATAAATGCTTTGTACCTGGATGCGGGAGCTGATGCTTACGAGTACATTGAAAGTAGGCTTAAAGAATACCATCCCCCAGATAATATGGCAGTGGTAGTAAAAACTTCCATTGACACTATCGCACCTGACTTGTCATGTGATAGTTGGGATGAACTAGTACGTCGATTCAAACAAGTGTACTACGTCACACCTGATATGGAGATGTGTCTTGCAGCAATGCTATGTGCGTTGTACTCATTGCAGATTGACGGCGAACAACTGTGGTACAAAATCATTGGACCTCCTGGTTGTGGTAAAACTACTCTAATCAAAATCATCAGTGGTTGCTCTCTCACAGTTCTTCGTTCAATCATCACTGGTTTGTTCTCAGGTTGGAAAGACGATTCTGATGAAGATGCCTCACTTGCATCTACCATCACTAACAAATGTCTGTGTATCAAAGACTCTGATACATTGATTAAACAACCCAATGCCACCCAAATCTTTGCTGACTTCCGAGATTTCTATGATAAAGATAGCTCTACTCAATTCAAGAATCGCATTCAACATAATTATCGCAATGCTAGATCATCTATCATCTTGGCAGGTACCAACGTACTACGTCGATCTGACCATTCTTTCCTGGGAGAACGTTTTTTAGATTACGAATTACATGTTACTCCTGATGATGAAAAGGAAATCAAAAGGGCAGTAGCTCGTAATGCTATTATGAAAGCATTGAATCCAGATGCTCCACTAGTTGATTTAGTGATGCAAGCATCTTGTAAAGGGTTTGTAGAAGGTCACTTACTAAATAAGCGTATAGAAACTGCCCCCAGTGATAAAGACGTTGCCATGTGTGACGATCTAGCCACCTTGGTAGCTTATATGCGTACTGACGTTGACCGTGATCTAGGTGGTAAAGGTGATGTTACCTTTAGTCCGGTTGTAGAAGTACCATCACGTTTGCTTGGTCAGCTACTCAAGGTAGCCATGATTATGCCTGTTGTTACAGGTGATAATCGTTACAAAGATGCTATTGTCAAGAAGTTTGCTACTGACGTTATTGATCCTACCAGCAACAGGTTTGCTGTATGTAAAGATCTTAGAGAAGGTTGGTTAACTAGAGACCAACTAGTTGAATCGACTGGTCTACCTAAACCTACAGTAACTCGTATCCTTGATGATCTACGTATCCTCAAGATAGCAGACACACGAGTTACCAATGTGGGTGTAGGTAAACGTAAATTAGAACTTACAATAAATCCTGGCATTCAGGAGAAAATGGATATACTTGGTGTCTAAATGGCTGCTGATGAGTATGACGAGTTCTACGACCCAACAATGGAACTCACCAAGGATGAATACGTCACGCTCACCAAAATTGAGCGTAACGAGATACGTCGTAAGAAACAAGTAGAGAGTAAATATGAAGTAGGTCTAGTACCTCCTTTAGAAGACGATGTTATAGCTCGTCGTAAAAGATATGAAACTGATTACGTTGCATTACACCAAGAAGTATTCAAACGTAGTACAGGTATCAAACCTTTTGGTCCAGCACAAATAACATCTCTTCATCAAACTCTACACATTCTTACACACCGAGGCAGAGCTGTTATTGCAGAACCTCGTGGGTTCGGTAAAACGTCTCGTACTACCAACAACTGTCTTGCTGCAATCCTTCAAGGCAAGATACGTTATGGGGTGATCCTAGGTTCCTCAGTAACTAAAGCCAATGAAATCCTTGAATCTATCTTAACAGAGTTGATAGACAATGAGGAGTTATCACTACTTTATCCATCTGTAACACGTTGCTTTGAACGTGCTATGGATTCCATATTTGCTGCTAAGTACCAAACATACGGTGGAGAACCTACCAACATCCTAATCATGAAGGATCGTATACGATTCCCCCAGATAGAAGGGGAGCCGTGTAGCGGGTCTGTGATCCAAGTACGTCCTAAAGATAACGTACGAGGGTTGTTTACCAAAATACGATACGGTCCAGAATCGGGTAGGGTGTTACGACCTGACTTTGCATTTATGGATGATATTCAAACTGACGAGGAAGCAAAGTCTCCTACAGTTCCAGAGAAGATCATCCAGACAATTAAGAAGTCAGTACTATTTGCTGGTAGTCATAGTAAACGTATTTCAGCACTTATGTGTTGTACGCCTATTGCTCCCGGTGACGTAGCTACTCACTTCATTCTTAACGAACCATCTTGGGAAGTAACACTCTCTAAGATGGTCACTAAGATGCCTACCCGCTTAGATATGTGGCTAGGTGACTATCGTGACATACGGATGAACTTCAATCGTTTTATTCCTGGAGACAGTTTACGTGCTGCCTTAGAAGCAAAACAGTTCGTTATAGATAACTACGACGAATTACATGAAGGGTCAGAATGCTCATGGGAGTGGGCATTTGGTTGGGATGAAGACCCACAAACAGAAGTATCAGCACTACACCATGCAATGAACTTCTTGATTGAAGAAGGACCTGACTCTTTCGAATCAGAATGCCAATGTAACGTAGAAGCTAAGAATGAAGACGGAACTGACATAAAGGCTACGATTGAAGAAATCACTAGCCAAGTAAGTCGATTCCCTCGTTTCCAATGCCCCGTAGATTGTAAACACATCACTACTCACATAGACGTTAACAAAGGCATCCTTACATATGTTACTATGGCTTCCCCCCAGGTATTCAGGGGGTCCGTAGTGGACTACGGAACATGGCCTAAACAACCAGGTTCTATGTGGGAGAAAGGTAAACTGATAAATCCGTTAACCAAACAATATCCTGACATACCTGAATTGGATGCCAGATTATACATTGGGTTATCTGATTTGTTAGATCACTTAGTCAACCGAGAGTACACTCGTGAAGATGGTGCTAACCTAATTCATGGTCTAATCACTATTGATATGGGTTGGAAGATTGAAGAAGTACAACGAGCTATACGAGACCACACCCATAGGCACATCATGCACTGTGCTCGTGGTCAAGGGCTATCAGCTAAGGTACGTCAATTTGATGAGAAGAAGTACGGAGCAGATTGTATAGTGTATCATCACTGTGCCTTGCTTCCTACAATTGATCGTCAACTAATGGCACTCTACATGGACGTTAACTACTTCAAAACTATGGTACACAAAGGGTTCAAATCCCGTAAAGGTATCATCGGAAGTATCGAACTGTTCCACAACGATCACATGTCTAACCATGTACAGTTTGCTCGTCACCTGGTCTCTGAATCCCCTATGGAAGACAAAGACGATGCAAAAGGTCTCACAGTTATTGTTTGGTCCCCACCCAAAGGTGACAATGAGTACTTTGATAATATAGTAGGCTGTTGTGCTAACTTCATGAAACTAGGAGTTAAACTATCATCTAACGAACTCAAACAAAACACCACGTTCGATATGCAAGAATACATTAACGCCCAAAAGAAAGCAAAGAAGAAATGAAAGTTAAAATGGCTATCCTACAAACCACTGGCACAGCTGAGTTCGAAATAGATGCCAAAGACCTTAACGAAGCTCACGAGAAGCTACGTAAAGGAGAAGGCTTACTAGTCAAACGAACCATAGAAACATTCCTATACAACTTCGATACACTAGAAGAACTCCCCCAGGAAGAATCAGAAGACCAGGCTCACTAATGAAATCAAATCTACTACTTTTCTTAGTAGCTCTCGTTGAGTTTGTCATAGCACATATGTACGATTACCCTATGTGGACACAAGCCTTCATAGGTTTTATTGCCGGTTTTGCAATACCTTTCCCCAATTGGAACTTTACTTCCAAGCCTACAGAAAGAAATAACAAATGAACAAAGAACAACACGACTGCCTAGTTGGTCCCGAAGTCAGAAATCTTATTCAAAAATGCACCTGCTACGGTACACGTCTTACATGGGACGAATACCAAACGTTAACTATTAACAACTACGAACGGATATCCTTGTATCCGTACATGGACAATACTTGTTTACTCAAGCTATGCACTCAACACTTCATACCTCACCTGTCTGTTGAATTTCCATCCACCTACAATGAAGTCGTTACGGCCGTACTATTCCCTTTAATCTTAGCTAGACTACAAGCTGAAACTCAAGGAAATAAGCAACTAGTACGTATGCTCAACGACAACAAATCATTACAACGAAACAATGAACCAGCACCCAAAACCAACTAACATCCGTAAAGAAATCCTATCCTACCTCTTACTGCAACGTCACGCTACATTCCACAAAGGAATACAAGGCATCATCGTACCACCCAAGAAGAAGAAGAAAGATGACAAACCCACTAAGTAACATGACAGAAGTACTAATCAATCAACTAACCAATCTAGAAAACGTATTGGTAAACAACCCTACCTTAGCAAGTGAAGATATACGCCTTATCTCTGAAACAGTTGGTGTGCTAAAACTTCTCATAGCCATAAATAAGGACTCAAAATGACCTTAAACAAAATCGACTCAACACTGATGATTTCACTAGCCGTAGTATGTTTACTATCACTTGTTGCCATTGGACCCATAACAGGAACTGCTGTGGCAGAAGTACAAGTACCTAACCCATCTAACCTATATATAGTCCACTCCCAGGGAATAAAGTGGGCAGGTATGAGGTTCGTCAAAGAAGCAAACGGTCGTGTGGTATTTACTAACACAGAAAATAAAGCCCTAGTCATTAACGGAGACTACTACTACTATGAACAATGATTCACCAGAAGCTAGACAACTTATCAACAGCTTCAAAACATGCATGGATCATCTTTATCCACCAAGAAAAGATACGCTTCCAGTACACAAACAACAACTACGTGATCTTGTACGTTGTTTTACGATGGGTTACATGGAAGCTCTCATGAATACAATCCAAGTACCGTACGTAAAAATATTAGTACCCTTTTACGAAGAAATGACAGATGACAATTGGCGACCAGGACAAGAGTGGCACTGGTGGTAAACCTACTCGTACCTACGTTCACGAAGACCTAATTGTAGAATGGAGACCCGAGTTATGCATACATTGTCAATTATGTATCACAGAACTCCCAATGGTTTTCAACCTAGATGCCCGCCCTTGGGTCAATCTCAAGGGTGCGTTCAAAGACCAAATCATTGAACAAGTAAAAGCCTGTCCAAGTCAAGCACTATCACTAGGAACAACAGAATGACTCGATTAGAATTGCTTGAAGAAGCCAGAAAGAACACAGTAACATCTCTTGACGTACTAAGAAAGACACTAGCTCCTTTTGAAAGAGCTATTAACAAACTTGAACTAGGTGAACGAGACCTAGCTCAAATGAATGCTACTCAACTATTGCATCTAGCCAAACTCATAGTCACAGCTTTTAAGGAAGAAGAATGAACAAACCTACAGAAGCTTCCCTATCTCAATCTATTGACAAACTAGCACAACGTAAAGCTGAAGAGTACCTTCGCAAGGTCTACGAAAGTGTCCAGAAAGCATTGAAAGATAGTTACCGACCAGCAGGTGATACTTACTTTGCTAAAAAGGATGTGATTGCTGTATTGGAACTCTACGTTAGCAATCTTAAAGCAAACAGCGACTGCTCCAGTCAAAAACCTTCACCCGAACTAATCAACGCATTCAGGGTATCTATCCTAGACAAACTACTCTCAGAACTACCCACTGTAACTCAACTCGCTAAATTACACGAAGAAGGAACAACAGAATGACTAAGTGGCAAAAACACTACCCCCTAACTGACCCTAACGCTTTCATCTGCCTAGTAGACTCAATGGGAGACGACTCGTCCATTGTACAAGCAGCACGTGTAAGTTACGGTAAGGATGAAAGGGAAGATAATCCATCATCTTACAAAGAAGCATTTAATCGTTCTGATGAAAAGATTAAACAGCTATTATTTCCGGATAGAGACCGTCAACTAATTCGCTATCTACTGAATCACTCTCATACCACTCCCTTTGAGATGGTAGAGATTAAGTTTATGGTACAAGTCCCAATGGATTGTTGGAGACAATGGGTACGTCATCGTACAGCCTCCATCAATGAGTACAGCACGCGTTACACAGAAGCTCTAGACTTCTTCCAAGTAACCTCCCCCCAGGAATGGAGGCTGCAAGCCACAGATAATAAGCAGGGAAGTAGTGGGTACTTAGAGGAATGGACTGACGAGCTGTGTCCTGGAGGGGGTATAGGTTCAATACCTCAGATAGGGTCAGAAGCGTGGGAGAAATTTAGTAATAGACATCCTACTCCAGGCGAATTCCTATCAACCGGAGAAGTATCGTTTCATAACTATGCTAAAGCCATGTACCAACAACGACTCAAGTTTGGTGTAGCCAAGGAACAAGCTCGTAAAGACTTACCTCTTAGCACCTACACCCGTGCTTATTGGAAGTGTGATTTACACAACATCTTCAACTTCCTACGGCTGCGTATGGATTGTCATGCTCAGTTAGAGATTCGTAAGTTTGCTAACTGCATGTTTGAGATTGTCAAAGAAATCTGCCCAGTAGCTTGCGAAGCATTCGAAGACTACGTTTTACATGCTAAGAAGTTTAGCAGAATGGAAATGGAATGTATTAAGAGAATTGTCGAAGAATCTCTCGGAGAGTATCAAAGGCCAGGAAAAGAAGCTTCTATCAACGACTTTGCCTCTAAACCCGCATCTATGACAGACCGTGAATGGAAGGACTTCTTGGGTAAACTACAATGAAAGTAGGACGTAACTACATCTCCCAACAAGAAACCTACTTACGACTCAAGAAACGCCATGAACTTAGAGTCTGTAAGAGGCAAGACAACATACGTACGAACATCTGTCAACCTATCAAACAAAGACCCGGTGTACATGAAGACCTATCAGAAGCCTTACAACTAATACATACATTACTTAATCCTTCCCCAGAGAAATGAGAACTATCTCAATGGAGTTACGCAATCGTGCTACCAGTACCAATATACAAACCCCTGCCACGTAAACCGAACGATGCTGTATTACACCCCTCCTTAGGCATTAAACGAGTTGAAGCAGTAACTCCTGGTAACCGGGTAGTCATAGACTGTTACTACACGAGCAATAGTATAGAACCTTTCCCAGAAGAATGGCCAAAGGTAGGAGTGTACATCAAACAAAGTATTTTAGCTCAAGTGTTCCTACTTAAAAATGAGTATGAATTCATACCTGACGATCCAGTAGACAAACTTCCTTCACACATCAAAAACACAAAAGATTGGAACAGAGATGACTACCAATAAGATAGTATCAAAAGAAGATAGTAAACGTCTCGTTGACACTCTGACGTATTTCCTTGAAAACATGGAACTAATTGAAGCTATTTCAAAGAAGTACTGTGTCGACGATATGCGATTCCAAGATGTACCTTTCGAAGATCCAACAGATCTAGAAACCTGCATGAAACTACTCAATAGAATGGAAGAGATAATTGCCAACTAAACCACCCCACACCGGTACGTTCTCCCACACGATGTACGATAGTGATACGGATACGTTGTTCTTTTACGTTAATGGCGTAACTGTTCAAAACCTTGGTAAAGGTGAAGAAACCACCACAGAAGAAGCTTGTCTATGGCTTGATCCTGGCGAGATTCCTAAGATGATTGAACATCTACAAACTTCCTATAAGGAGTATCTAGAATATGGACCCAGATGCAACCCTGAAACAGATAGCTAAATCTACTACTCACAAAGAAGCCGATGATCTATGCCAAACCCTCCAAAACTGGATACTTAATGGAGGTTATCACCCTGATTGGAGAAAGTCACCATCAGGCAAGTACCGTTACCTACGTTTCATACGAGAAGGCACTACACATGGCCTATCATCCGTCCCCAGATAAATAGAGGTGGGTATGATCAAACCTTGTAGAAAATGTAACGCACTACTCACGTTAGCATTATATGAAGACAACATCTGCCCCATATGTAAAGCCTTAGAAGGCACAGACATGTTTCGTAACTTTTGTCAAGAATGTCAAAACTACTTCACCTGTAGCTACCCAGACAAGGAGTATTATTGTCATGCTTGTTTTTTAGATTTAGTAAATTACAAACGATCAAAGGAAAAACAACAAGCAATGAACCCAACCCTATTTAATAAGTATATGGAAAATCACCCAAACGACCCAACAAAAGCACCGGCGACTAAACCCGCAACAGCAGAAAGTATATGGGAAGGACCAGCAAATCCAGCACCAGAAGTACCCAAATCAGAGATACTAGCACCAGGGGTAGATCAGGTACCGTTCGAAGGTATCGAAGCTATTGGTGCCATCTTTGCAGAAGGTGAAATTAAGTACGGTAGAGGTAACTGGAAGAAACAACCAGACAATGACGAGTACAATAGAGAACGTTGTCGTCATGCTATCCGTCACCTTATGCTTTGGGCAAACGGTGATCGTTCTGAAAACCACATAGCCAAGGTAGCTTGGTTTTGTGTTACTACCATTTGGCGTGAGAAGAATGCATCATCCTGAGTTATGGTTCCTACTAATCTGGACACTAGGTTGGTATCTCTTTTCAAAAGGTAAGTAATGAAATCTTGGGAACAATACAAAGAACAACTAGTACATGACCCTACTAAAGGAGATCGTACATATCAACAACTCATACACCCTACAGGTTCCACCCCAGAATATGAGACGTCAGGGTTGGAGCAAATACGAATACTTACTGAGTTAATCCCCAACATACACTCACTCAAAGTGCTTGAGTACGGTTGTGGTGATGCTCGTATTATTCGTCATGCTACAAACTTCTACGGGGTTGACTTACTCAAAGAGTTTGTAGAGAAAGCACGTGAACATAATCAAAACTGTTACACGTTACCTGATCTTCCTGAGACAAACTTTGACATTGTATTTGCTTGGGCTGTATTCATTCACTTGGGTGATTCAGCTACCAACGTGGCTCTTAAATACATATACGATCGGTTATCACCCGGTGGTATGGCTTATCTACAAATCCCTGTGTATGAAGTCCATAAAGTACCTAAAGACTTTATGGATGTACGAACATGGTCAGAAGCAACTTACATCCGATTACTAGATCGAATAGGATTTGAAGACGTAGAAACACACGTATGCAAAGGAGCGTTTGATTACACAAACATAAGTCCATCACACAACCTACTTCAAGTACTTAAGAAACCATCCCTCCCAGAAACACAGGATGATCCCTTGGTACAAGGTATGTTATCTCAAATTGATATGTCAAACTGGGCTAAGTAGCCCTATCAACCCCTGATACATAGTCGCTTGACTTTCGCCTAGCTCGCTGGTATAATTTACTAGCGGGCTATTTTCGTTTTGCGATCAAGTATCAGGTATTGATACATAAAGGTGCATTTATGACACTGCAGAAACAAACACAAATTGCTACCATTGCCAATACTGGTACAGTTAGCGGTGCTGTAACTGTACCTTCTGGTTACAAACTAGCTGGACTTATTACTCCAGCAGCTTTGACTGGTACAGCTTTCACATTCAATGCAAGTGTTGATCTAACTAACTTCTTTCCACTCTACAATGGAGGAACTCAACTATCAATAACCGTAAGTACTAGTAGGTACGTAGCTTTAGACACCGAACTAACCAAAGGCATCAATGCCGTCCAAGTTGTCAGTGGCTCCGCTGAAGGTGCCGCTAGAAGTATTACTCTTATATTTGTACGAGAATGACAGATACACCCATTGCCAGCACTGAATACAATTTCGAACCTCGCATCCCTTTCGATCACCTAGGTCATCTAGTAGCAGCTTATAAAGCTGGTTCTTTGTTGACCAACAAAGGTGAATCACTAATGTGTTGTGGATCGATTCTAGGTGAGATTGGATCTCTCGTAACCACCTTTGAATCTCCCACACCTATTGGTGCAAGTAACCTAACCACAATGGACATGAATGAACTTGTCCAAGAGTTAGAAGAAACCCTTGAATCCTACAAGGAAGAACGAGCTAACATTAGCCCGTACGTAATCGCCTTGATCGTCAAATTCATTGAACTCGCTTTAGAGCAACTGAAGAAATGAGAAACTTCCTTTCCTTAATGCTACTCCTGATCCCAGGGGTAGCATGTGGCCAAATAATGGTAGATGCCGAATACGGCCAATACCAACCAGTTGAATATCGTCTGAATGCTACAGACAATGCACAAGCTCTCTGGGAAGTAAAACCATTAGATGGTCAAAAGGAATTTACTTCTAAAGAATACAGCAATGATTTGTATGCCTTTTGGGGTGAACCAGGACGTTACGCATTAGAAGCTACAGTAGTTATTGTAGACTTCGAAGCAAAGACATTTCAGATAAAGAAACATGAGGCTATCTTTAAGATCAATGGTCCTACTACTCCCCCAGGACCAGTGCCTCCCGTACCCCCTACTCCACCAGTACCACCGGGTCCACCAGTACCACCGGGTCCAGTTCCACCAACTCCTCCATCACCTACCGTACCTACAGACTCGTTTAACAACCTAGGTCAACGGTTAGATGCTCTTTGTGATTCATCTGGATTACAAGCTGATCTACGTAGTAGGGTAGCAGAGGTTTATCAAACTGCAAGTGATAGAATGACCCAATCTGGTCAATTCTTTACCATAAATGAAGTGCGGTTATGGATCGAGACCGAATTAAAACAGCTAGGTCTTGATTCATCGTGGCAGCCAACAGTTGATTTGATCCAAGTGGATGCGAGAGCACGAGGATCTATGTCCTGGGAAGCTGCCTACATGTGGTACCGGGCAGTAGCAACAGGTTATAGAGGTAAGGTGGCAGCCTCTGTAACACCAACACTGTCTGCTACTGCTCCGGTACAACGTGTAATTACCCCATCAACTTTGTGCCCTAACGGCACATGTCCTCCACAAGTACGGGTACTATACAATGTTAGATAATGCTCCCCCAGGAAAAATGGGATGGGGTGAGGATACTGACACAGATGAAAGCCGGTTGGTAAGAGAACAACGAGCTTTCGAAGCGTTAAGTAATGCTTACCCTGATCGAATCAACACAGCAACAGAACCTGACTACAATGAAAACCATTTCAACATAGTCAAGAAGCTGATGCAAGAAGACGGTATTGATAATGGCTTCTCTGCTAACCACGTAGAGAAAGCCGTATTTGATAACTACCTTCTTTGGTTAGAACAACTGATTGGTAGCTGTGTGGGTTCTGGTGGTGGTCGAGTAGTCACCCAAAGAACCTTGATAGAAGTGTTTCTTCTAAATGAACCAGAAGAAATCCTCGGTACCAAGCTAATTGGTACTAACAATGTTTGTCCTTTCATTCCCTTCTCTTACAGAGCAGGAAGAAAGATAGGTGGCATTAACAGAGGCGATGGTTCATTCTGTGGTGCTCACATTGAAGGGTTAATGAAATATGGTAGCTTACCATGTTCCACCCCAGGAATCGTATCGGATGCATTCCCTGAACCACAGAACACTAGCACGTATCGAAACATGGGTAATAGTGATGAACTATTAACCAAGTTCGGTCCAGAAGCTAAAGTGTTCTTAATGGAAGACACCATCAAAATTACTGATGGTGATCAAGGTAAGGATGCTCTTACCAAGTTCTTCCAACCTGCTATGATTTGTAGTAACTGGGCTTTCGAGCCAGACTACAAACATGCTTCTTGGAAGTTTGCTGATGGTACACCTGTTTACATTTACAAACGTAACACACGTACCAGTTGGGCACACAACATGTCAATCGTGGCAGTTGTAGAAGCCTACGGTAAGTGGTGGGTGTTTGTTAAAAACAGTTGGGGCATGAAAGCTCATAAGAGCGGTGACTTCTTTGTTATCCCGTTTGATCTGTATGGTTCATGGTGCCGAGTAGCTGAGCAATCATCTATTGGTAACCTACGTCTCCGACCAAGTGGTTTATTAGTATAATGAAACGATTCTTTTTAGCACTAGCATTCCTACTAGTGCTTTTGTGTTATGTACCTACAACCCAAGCTCAAGGGTTGTGGTCACATCCAGACACTATCTGGAACCATCTAAGCCAAAGCCACGGTGGAGTACCTCCCGGTATGTCCGAATACGAATTGGAAGTTTATTATAGTCAGCTACACGTAGCTGAACGTAATAAACAAGCACAATACACACGAACAACCCGTACGAAGGTTACAGCACGTGCTCGTATTGCACCTCGTCGTTGGTTTAGAAAGCAGTAACATACTCTAACACCTCCCCCAGGAAATAGAGAATGACGAAGGCACGTAGTTGGGAACCAACTATCACTATGGTATTTATAGGCTTAGTCTCAACAGGGCTAAGCCTTATTGGGCAAGCTGCTCACGAGGTAAATACAGGAATGGGAGACATTGGCCAAATAGTGGCTAACCTAGGTGTGGTAGGTACATTGGTTTGGTACCTATACCACAATACAACAAAGACCATACCAGATTTGAATGACAGCCATAACAAAGCTGTTGAAAAGCTTGTTGAAATACATGCTGAGAACAATGAAAAGATAGCTACGAACTTCACTAAAACATTAGATGAAGAACGTATCACAAGGGCGAAAGAACTGGATTCATTAAAACAATGGATTCGTTCTGAAGCAAGTTGCCAATACCATCACACTAAAGAACAGCCCAATGAATCGCATTAAAGGCAGAATAGCCGTAGCAATAACAACAGCAACTACTTCAAGTTCCGTAACCTTTGTTAGTGGGGCATGGTTTCTACTTGAAGTACCTGATGCTGACAAAGCAAAAGCAGTAACCATCCAAGGGCTATCTTCTGTCTCCCCAGGAACATGGCTGGACGTAGTAACATTGGAAGATGTTACTAACCGAATGAAACCTCTAACACCTACAGAACTAGCAGCAGTAGGTTGCTTAGATCAAATTCGTTTGAAGTTTGCTTCTGCTCCGGCAGCAGCTGGTTATGCTTACCTTCATTGGAGTTCCTAATGTTCGGTGCAACTTTAACACCAGCTGACGGTGTGTCAGCGGCTACGCCAGAACTGCCATTGCTTGACACTTACGCCGGTGCGGTTCGTGCTTACTCTCTCCGATTACTGCGAACCGAATACACTGGTCCGTGCATGCGGATTAGACGCAGCTCAGATAATGCAGAGCAGGACATTGATTTTGTTAATGGTGCTTTTGATACAGCGGCAATTGCGACATTCTGCGGGGCTGGAAGTGGGTTTGTAAAAACATGGTATGACCAGACAGCATCGGCAACCAATTACTCACAAACAACCGGAGCTTCGCAGCCAATAATTTACAGTTCTGGATCGCAACTTGACGCGATAACGTTTACGGATGCAAGCGGTGCGGCTGCGGTCCCGGTAATGACATCATCGGCATGGCATACAGCCGCCCAAACTTGGCTTGCGGTCACGAGTGTTTACAAAGTTACGAATGCGATTTACATGCCAGTAATTGAGGGGGTATTTTCACAATTGCATTCCACTCCGGCCGGGAGAAAAACAAGAATAGCAGCCACTAGGACTTCTGGACTAACTCCAGCAGACGGATTCGATGCCAACACAGGATGGAATCAGCGAACATCATATTATGACCGTACGGCACTGTGTGACAGACTCAACGGTCTTTCTAACATTGCAGTGCCTCTAGCTACTCCAGCAGACTTTTCGGCACCATCGACTTACCGACTCGGTAACAGTTCCACCAATAGTATTACAGGGGTGATTGAAGTTGGTGAGGTAATTTGCTGGACCACCGACATTGAGTCTGACTTAATAGCAATTGAGACAAATCAAATGGAATCCGTAGGCATTACACCACCAAGCTTCAGTGAATTTGCAGAGGGGCTGACACTCGGAGATTCTACGGTCGCTGCATATCTTGGTTATACTGAAATTGCGGATTTAGTTTACACTCCTGCCGAAGCACTGACGCGACGCGGGATTGATACTGTTGCATATCCAGGCGACACGATTGCACAGCAGAAAACGAAATTCCTCGCATACCGCTACTCAACGAATCTATCGTGGGTCATTGTCCAGATTGGGCTAAATGACATGAGCCCAGCGGTGGCAACCGCTACCACAATCGCCGCTTATCAGGATCTAATTAATACGATACGAGCAGCCGTTCCGTCCACGTGCAAAGTCATTGGTTCGACAATGGTGCCTGCATACGAGAGATGGGTGGTTATTTACGGCGGTAGCGAAGCTGCGGCACAGGCTAAGTGGGTCGCAGTGAATGAGGCTGTCACTGGCGGCGGCGGTAGTCCGATAACAGGATTGGACGGCACTGTAAGTAGCCACACTACAGCACTTGCCAAAGATGTTTCGGGTAATGCTGCTCTCGCTGACGCATACGATCACGGCGATCACATCCACGAAAACGATGCAGGACGTGAAATCATTGCAGCGGCTTGGCGAGTTGAATTGGAATCACTTGGTCTGATTTAGAAACACTAAGCCCCTTCGATCCAATCCCACTTAACACTTGATAAGTTTTTTAGAGCAGCAATATGTCCGCATCGGTAGTCACTTGCAATTTCAGTTACCCATCTGGATCTACAATAGCCGCAAAGCTATTTGAAGTAGACAACATTGATGCCGGTGAAGTGAAAATCGCAGCAGAAGTAGTTGAGTACCTTGATGGCCAAGGTCATCCAACAGGCAGGTATTATGCTACATTTCAGGAAGTTGCAGCTAATGACTATCAAATGATCATCTACGTATCAAACGTAGGTGTTAAATCCGATATGTTCTACACAATAACGAATGATAGCACTCACGTTTATCCCTGGAATGAGTGGAAACCTCTAGTACAAAGTAACATCTCCTCCCCAGGAAGTGGGATGCACCTAGTAACATTTACAATCAAGCAAGCCAATGGAACATTAATTGCAGATTGTGATGTAAATATTACTACTAGTTCTGCTGGACCAAATACCGGATACATCGCTACCAACCGTAGCAATGCTAATGGCGTAGTTAATTTCTACCTAGATGCTGGCACCTACTACGGTTGGAAACAAAAGGCCGGCATTACGTTCTCTACAAATCCCTTTCAATTCTCAGTAGATGACACTGGAGCAGTAGAAATACTATGACAGACATAGTTGATGGTACAACCTCCGAAGAAACTACCGTTCAAGCAGCCATCGTTGCATTAGCTGCTACATCCGATCTAATCGGTCCTCGTCGAGTAAAAACAAAGGATATGGAAATAGAAAACCATCCTCTCGACAAGTTACAAGCCTTTCAAGAACGGAATAGCCCTAAGCCAGTAGGTTTAGGTCAAATAAGGTACGATAGAGTTAAACCAAAGGGAGGATGCTGTGGGTAGAATTAAAGCCTTATGGCATCGTATAACAGGTTCCCCCCAGAAAATAAGGAACTCCAGTTCGTTGAATCCGTACGAAGATTCATACGAAGATCCCTTTTCTGTACCACGCAATAGATACAAAACAGCTATTCGTGACTACGGATTTAGAGAATCACTTCGAGTTCGATCAGAACAAGAAGATGATATCAATAGTTATTACACAAATATTCTGAACACAGTATCAGAAGCGTGTGTGGGTACTACTCCAATGATCTTGGGAGCATACCCTATTGAACCTGTAAACGATGCTGTTGAAGATCGTTGGTTGGAATGGTGTATTGTACAAGGTATTGGAGCAGCTTTCCGTGAGTGTAGACGAGATGCTGCAAAGTATGGTATTGGCATTATGGTACCTTATCTAAGACAGGACGTTGATTATGCAATCAAACTGTCTTACAAAAACATACCTCCTACAGACCTACAAAGTCCAGTTCTCGATGTTGACCCTGATCTAGATATTCAAAATGGGGTTGAATTCAATGAAAATGGCGATATTGTTGCAATCTATGTCTGTGAGAAAGACCCGCTCAAACCAACGAGGTATACGGTACCGGACCAAGCAATCGTATGGCACAAAAAGAAAAATCTACTTGTACCAGAATGCGGTCCAGCTTTTTGTTTGTTCCCATCGATACGTAGGTACATGAATGCTATCGTACGTGGAGAAGAGTACAGACAATCCATTGCCTTAGCAGTGTCTCTAGACCCCCTGGTATACAAGCCAGAAGATGCTACAGTTATACCTAACGGATCATTTGAATATGAACCAGGTATGGTACCTACACTACCCCCAGGAACAAAGTTGGAGGGCATAAACGTACAACCTCAAGCAAATGAACGTAACAAGTATATTGAACTTGTTATTGGAGCTGCTGCTCGTTGTAAGAACATGCCTAAGAACATAGCTCTTGGAGACTCAAGCAATCACAACATGGCTTCTGCACAAATCGATATAGAGCCATGGAAAAACACAGTAGAGATAGACAGGTTTGACTTTGAACCTGTACCTAGACAAGTGTTTAAGAAATGGTATGAATACGTAGTATTAGTTGAAGGTTATTTACCACAATCTGCAAGAGTTGCTCAAGGTAAATTCACTTACAACTTTAACTACCGTAGATTGTACAGTCACCCTGATCCAAACAAGAAAGCCAGTGCAAGGCTTACGGACTTGATTTCAGGATCAACAACCTTGTATCAAATCCACACCGAAGAGGGTAACAATCCTCGAAGAGTTTTGGATAGAGAAGCAAGGCTTATGGGTATCTCACGAGAAGAGCTAAACAAGATGTATCTTGGGGCTAGATCGTTTGATACATTACAAGCTCTTAAACTCTTACCTCAAGATACCAATGAGCCGGAAACGACACGTAAAGAATAACCGAAGAGTTCTGGAAAAGGAGATTGATAGGTTATTCAATAACAACCCTCCCCCAGAAAACCTAGACATCAATGACCCTAGTAAGACCAACTACTTAGTCTACAACGACTGTGGACCTGTAGATGTGCTTAATAACGAACCTGATGCTCTAGTAACTGTAGCTTTCACAGGCTATAGTGGAGCTGCTGTAAACTTGGCTGATTACGGCTTTGATGCTCCTGTAGTGTATGATACTGCTGGTATTCGTATGAATAATACGATCCCCCTAATGTACCGTCACTACGAAGAGATAGGTCACACCATCGAAAACAAAGTTGAAGCTGGTGTCCTGAGTGGTAAAGGTGTGTTAAGTATTCCCAATGCTAAGTCGAAAGAAGTAGCAGCAGGAATGAAGAACAAATTCCCTTACCAAGCCAGTATGGGCCTAATGCCCGATCGTAAAGCAATTGACTTCTACTCGAAAGGCAGCATTAAAGTTAATAACCAATCCTTTAACGCACCCATCTACGTTGTACGTAACAGTGAACTTCGAGAGATGACAGTTGCACCTTTTGGCCGTGATAGTAAAACTTCCTTCACCTTTGTCAACGAGACAGACCTTATGACAATCAAAAACAGTCCTCCGAGTATCCCTCCGATCCTCAACAATGAACCAGCAACTCCGGTAGCACCTACTACCCCAGTTGCTCCGGTTACTCCCCCTGTACCTGCTCCTGTAACTCCGGTACAGAACACTCCGGTAGAACCAGTAGCACCAGTTGCTCCTGTAGCTCCTATCCAAAATGCACCTGTAGCTCCTCCAGTAGTAGCTCCAGTAACACCTGCTCCACAAGCAAGTCTTCAAGACTTCTTTCGAGCACAACGGTTGTGCAATGCAAACCCTGACTACGTTAATACCATTGAACTTGGTATCAACAACGGTTGGACAGATGAGCAGATCAACAATGCTATCAAACTGGATAAGTTTGAGAAAGGACTCCCTTCCCCAGGAAGACCAGGGAAGAACAACGATCCTCAACAGCATTCTTTGTTCGAAGCTCGGGTTATGAACTCGTATGGCGTAAAGATCGAAAAGATCGAACAACTGTACGGCAAGCAAATTGCAGACAAAGTTGACAGCATGACCGAGTTGTCGGTTGTAGAACAACTTGTCTACTGCTCACGTCAAGCTGGTGGTGATTACACTGGACACAGTGATATCGACTTGATGGTTGACTACTACCGTAACAGTGGTTACAGTGGTATCGACTTGCCCAACTTGTTACGACGTACTGCTGACACTTTGTTGGAAGAGCGTTGGAAGCTTAATCCTCCTTTTGCAACTCAACATTGCAAGGAAGAAAGCAACAAGGACTTCCGCAAAACCGAACGTCGACGCATTGTCGGTGGTGGTATGTGGGGTGAGATTGAGGACGATGGGAAGCTTACCCATTACAAACCCGGTAAGGACAAGAAATACACGTCAAATCTAACGACCGTCGGTGCTATCTTCACAATGACTCGTGAAGAAGTTACCAATGACGATCAAAATGCTTTGCGTGATTTGATGGATGCAATGGTGGAATCGGCATTCCTTGTGCCTGATATTCAACTTGGTAAGTTGATGTTCAAAGCAGCAGCTGCTAACACCTTCTGGGTCAATGCTGACAACAGCTTTACCAGTACCGCTTTGACTCGTGCTAATCTGATCACACTGTTCCAAGCAGTGCGTCAGTACAATGAAGGACGAGAAAATATTGACTGGAATACTCTAGTCAATGACAAGTGGAAACTGATTCACTCTGTATCCTCAGAAGATGAAGTATTTGAGATTCTCCAAAGCCGTATTGTCAGTAACACTACTGCTAATACCATCCAAGGAGAACAAAACTACTTGGCAGGTAAGCTAACCCCACACGTCTTTGCTCAAATGGCAAATACAGGTGTGTTCGGTTCAAGCACGTTTGTTTCTTCCGGTACTTACTTCCTATGGCCAACCAGTGCCAAGTTTGCACCGTACAGCATCAACTACCTTCGAGGACGTAAGCGTCCAGTAATTGAAGCAATCGACCTTCCCGGTGATATGTTGGGTCGTGGTTTGCGTGGTTATTGGGACGTTAAAGTCAACGAACGAGAACGTACCACAGTTGTCCGTGCTAACGGCTAATTCGTAGTACCGTCCAAACCTTCATCTTTCACTTAAATAAGAAACAGACAATATGGGATACGCAACACCAAATCGAGTAGCTGATCCAGTACAACTGGAACAGTTCAAAGATCCAGGCATTCTCCGTCAAGTAGGCGGGCTATTGATGCCTTACTTCAATGAAAGTACCACTGACACCATCCTTATGGGTGAGCCTTTGGTATTCGGTGGCAGAGTGTGGGTAGCTATGAAACCCATCCTCCCCCAGACATACGGGACGGTAGTAGCCGACTTTGTTGGTGAGTTCCTACTAGATACTGCTCACACTGGTGATATTAACCAAGGTGACGTAATCTATTGGGACACCGACGTTAACGTAGTAACTTACTACGGAGAAACTACCGTACTAGCTGGTATCGGTGGAGCAAGTGGCACTTTGCCAGATAACGGGTTTATCTTGGGCTATGCCCTTGGTAACAAACAAATGGATTTGGGAGTAGATGGATCATCTGATCTTCTGGCTGCCCAAACTGGTAGCAAAACTGTAACTGTGGTATCCCTAGCCGGAAACACCACTAGCTACACTGCGTAATCAACTCCGGCTAGGAGCTGAGTGGGCACAAAAACAAAGACACGCTCACTATACTGAAGAGATTAGTATAGGGGGCGTGTCTCTTTTGGCTACTACTCCAGCCACAGACACAGAAGTAGAACGTAATGGTGTTAAGCTATTAACTAAGTTCAGTCAGTTTATAGTTCGTAGTGAAGACCTTGTACGTCTCAGCATTACCATAGCTCGTGGTATAGCTGTTGTGTGGGGAACTAAAACATACGAAATAACAAACGAAGCTGGACATACCCACTATTACAATGATCCTTTCGAACTTGACGTTGTAATAATGACGGTGAAAAGATGAGTCTGATAACACGTACCAACGAAATATACACACTACTTGCTGCTCTTTCCTCTAGTGATCGTATGACTTTAACAGTCTATCGTAAACTAGATCCTCTAGCAGAAATGGAAGATGGAGTAGAAGGTATCTTTGTTGTGCCTATCGTTAATGACTACAATCTAGACACCTCTAACAAACGTGGTAATGTTAAGCAGCTTACATCCTCCCCCAGAATAGCTGTGGTGGTGGCTAGGCCCTTTGCAGCTAGAGATTCATCTGGTTTAGATGTGTCTTCGTGGGAAGAAGTAGAAAACGTTCTCAATCTGAGAGAAAGATTAGACCTGACCGTCATTCGTGGCGTTACAGATCTAATGTCAGTTGAAGCAGACGCTCCAACAGAAACCATGTTCGATAAGCGATGGTTCATGTCAATCACGGAGTTCTATTTCGATGCGATATCCTGCTAAGTTTCTATTCTACTTTAACAAGTTAGGTAAGAAAGTTAAGGTAGGTATCAATCGAGGGTTATATCGTGTGTCCGGTTTAATTAGGACCACTGAACGTAGAACGATACGTGTTAGACCTAAAGCATCAAAAGCTCCCGCACCACCCCATGCTCACACACAGGGTGGTTTACGAGTTATCGAATTTCATGTAACTGGTAACAGATCAATCATTGGACCCAAGAAGTTTGCTTCTTCCAATTATTTTAATGAACCAGTGACTCATATACACGAATTTGGTGGTACGTACATTACCCGCAAAGGTAAGTTAGCTCATTACCCCCAGAGAAGCTACGCAGCAACTACTTTGGCTCGACTACAACGACAAGGAAAGATACCCAAACAATTTGCAGTTTCAATAACTGAGGTGCTTTAATGACGCAATCTGCCAATCTTACACAATGTGATAAGAAGGGTAGTGAGGTTAGCCTTTACCTAAGTACGGGTACATGTGCTACTCCTGTCTGGATTTACCACAAAGGGGTTGTAGGAGACTTAAACTACTCCGAGACCGAAAACGAGAACGAACAAAGCAACCGTGATCCGGCTCAGCTAGTTCGACAATACACCGAAGACAAGATTGATGTTGAAATCTCCGGTGAACAAGTAGTTGATCAAGACTACGAAGGTTGTGCTTTTATCAACTCAATGCGATCCGGATCACCTCCTCGTGATGTTTGCATCCTTACCGGTTATATGTCAGAAGTTGGCAACACTGGTTGGAGAGGTCACTTCCGTAACTTTGATCGATCAGTGTCTGGTCCCGAATCTGGGCCACAACGTCAAACATTCCGGCTTAAACCTGCAGCGTGTGTGTTAGTAGCCTGTAAAGTACGGCCTGTAGAAGTCGCTACAGCAGATGCTATTATTGACTATGACCCAGGTGATTTCGAACCTACAGCCTAATCCTCCCCCAGAGACAAAAGAGCCATGGCACGTAAAGTAAATGAAGAAATGTCCGATGTACAACGTCGTGACGAACTGATTATGGGACTATCTGCTACTGGTGCAGAATCTGTATTTGTAAACATCAGCCATCTAGCACAAGCTACCAACATGGTTGTTGCAGAAGAACTTGCTGAATCTTTAGTGCAAACTAACGAAGCAGTTCGACCTAACCTCTCTGCTCGAAGTACTCTACGACCCAAAGTACAACGAAGTGGTATGTGTCAAGTAGATCGGGTTGCTACTCTTGAGGCTTGCCTCAAGGCTAAACAAGATTCTAACAAGAAAGCTATTGATGCAAAGCTTCCAGTTCCAAAAACGTAATTACAACATCAAACTCGGTGTACTAGAGGCAATGGAAACACTTCCACAAATGGGAGTGCATCCATTAAGCCTAGTATCCGATATGACAAAGACGAACGACACATTGCTAACAGTAATGTTAGATGATGAGAAAGCCGTTCAACTTATGTTTCACTACCTCAAAAAAGATAGTGAAATTCCTTGGGAGAAATTCCTGGAACAAGTAGAAATGTCAGAGATCCAAGCCTTTAAGGAATCTTTCTGGCATGAACTGCTAAATTTTTCAGGCCCGTTGAAGAAGGAAGCTCTAATTCAGTTCAAAGCGGAACTAAAGAAGGAATTAGCGAATCCGAATTTAGGCAAATCACTCTCAGGGTCGCTTCAAGAGGAATCAGAATCGACGACCTTACCCTCGGAGAGCTGATCTATATCGAGAGGCAAGCTTCAGAAAGAGATCAAGTATTACAAGCCTGTGCTGCACAGAATGAGAAACTTCTCCCCCAGAGACACAAGGGTACAGGTGGATCAGCAGCCAGGCTTAAAGCCTCTACCTCTAGATATTTTTCTTCAACGGTGAAAACATGACACGTGGGCAAACACTGGCCGGCAAGGCAGTAATCTTAGTAGAAGCAGTTGACTTGGTTGACAAGTCACTGCGAACCGTAGAAAACAAGTTCAAGAAGTTCGGTAACACTTTGGGCCAACTTGGCCGTACGACTTTTGGAGCTGGGTTCTTTGGTTCATTTGCTAGTATTGGCATGTTGGCCAGGTTTGCTAAGTTTGATGATTTACTCTTAGAACTAAGAGTAAAGATGGGTTTGTTGAAAGACGTTACTGCTGAGCAAGCTGCTGAATTCACTCGCCTAGAGAAACGTATCCGATCTCTTGGTAAGACTACTTCCTATACGGCACAAGAAGTTGCAGAAGGTGCAATACGTCTGGCCCAAGCCGGTTTCTCTGGGAAAGAAATCGAAGATACATTACAGTCTGTACTTGACTTAGCTAGAGGTACGAGTACTGATTTAGGTAATGCTGCACGTGTGCTTGCTAATGCAATGCGTACGTTCAATCTTGAAACAACTACAGCTAATGAAGTCGTCTCTCAATTCGTACGTGCATCACGTTACGGTACAGTTGAGATTGATGACCTAGCTGAATCTCTCAAATACGCATCAGCTACTGCTGTTACCTTAGGTCAATCCCTCCCAGAAGTATTGGCAGTGTTTACACTGCTGTCTGACAAGGGATTACGTGGTAGTATTTCTGGTACATCCTTTAATACAGCTCTTAGTCAAATTGCTAAGAAGTCAGAAGATATTAAAGCAGCCTTTGGTTTCGATGTACCTGTAGATAACCAAGGTAGCTTGATGTTCATTCCCTTTCTGCAAAACTTGCAGAAAGCAACACAAGGAATGAACAAGCTAGAGAAAGCTGCTGTATTTGGAGACATATTCAACCTTAGAGGCGTTAGATCTGTTCTCCCTATTGCTAATGAGAAAGATCTAGCACGTATCTTAGAGTTAACACAACTCATTGGTTCTGCTCAAGATGAAGCTCGTCAAGCAGCCGTAATCATGGATAGTGGCCTTGGTGGTGCTATTCGTAGAGCTACGTCTGCTATTGACGATTTGAATCTCTCTTTACAAAAGACGTTAGATGGTCCACTATCTAGTTTGTTAGGTACTGTACCTATCCTAGCTGGTCTCATAGACACCCTGGCACAAAAGTACCAGGGCTTTACTATGTTACTACTTGCCTCCCCAGCAATAGCTTTGGGAGCAGGTGCTAGTTTAATGATCTTAGGTAAAGCTCTCAAGACAGTTGGTAGTATAGCTGGTTTAGGTAAATCAGCATTTGGGACTGCAACAGGCTTTGCTAGTAAAGGTCTCCTCCCCAGAGCATACGGGGCAATGCGTGGTAGGCAACTACCCTCTATGGGACTAAACCATCTAGGTAAATTCCCAACAGGGGCAGCAAGTGCAATACCTAACGCACCAGGAGCTATGTCAGGTAGAAGCTTTAAGCAGTTTCAAAGCGTTATGGCCAAACGTATTGCGATGGCAGAACGTGAACTAGCTCTATCCGAAGATGCATTTCAATTAGCAACTAAGACTCACGTCAGTAACAAAGTATTCAACTCTCAAATTGCCCAAAGAACAGCAATATACCAAGCTCAAGAGAAAGCTGGCCGTTCTGTTCTGTTAATGGAAAAGGAGTTACAGAATCTTAATGTAACCCGTGTAACTTGGGAACAGAAGTTAGCAACAGCTACTAGAAACAAGAACGTAGCAGCAGCAACTAATGCTGGCAAGCATATCCAAGCTTTGAAAGCTGAACAAGCTCTACTCAAAGGTCGGATTGCTATGTCAACAGAAGGGGCCTTAGGTTTAACTTCTGCTGTACCTGGTACTTTGATAGATACCAAGAATAGCCAAGCTGCACTACAAGCTGCAAGCCAAGCTAGGATGGCAGCAACAGCTAAAGTAGCTTCTATGAAAAACATAGCAGGTGGAGCTATTAAAGCTAAGTCTATGGGATTCCTCCCCCAGATATTAAGCGGGGTGGGTAAAGCCGGTGGTATCGTCAAGAACATTGGTGCTCTTGCTGCTGGGTTTGGTAAACTAAGTTTTGCAGTAGGTAGATTTGTATTCTCAGCAAATGGTTTAGCAATCATTGCTCAAGTAATCCTAATGTTTGGTAATCGCATCCCAATTGTTAAAGATGCTCTAGCCAACATTGGTAATGCTTTTGTTGCTTTTGGTAAACAGATAATGGGTATAGGTGCTGCATTAGGTCCTGTACTTCAATTGATGAAAGCATCGTTCTCATTACTAGGTGATCCTACTACTCAAGACTTAGGTTTTGCTGGATTAGTAGATTCTCTTAGTCTTATGGGAGATGTAATCAAAGGTAAGCTATCTGCTGCTTTTAGTGCATTCAAATCTGAACTTGGTTGGGTATATGACACAGCTAAATTAGCTGTAGGTGTGCTATGGGAACTACTCACAGTAGTATTTGAAATCACCAAGAATAGTATTGGTAACGTCATAGCGAGTTTCTTTGATACCATCACATCTCGTTTTGCCGTACTAAAAGAATTATTTGGTGCGGGTGAAACTAACATGGGAGAAATAGCTAAGAACGTAGTAGCGGGTATCGCTACTGTAGTTGCAGAGCTATTTAACTGGGTAGGTTATGCAGTGATTAAAATCACCAACATGCTTAGCTGGTTCCTTGAAGAGTTAGAGCTAGCTCTATTACGAGCCATTAGTCACATACCTTTAGCCGGTAGCACAGCAAATGCACAGGCTATAGTGACAGGTCGTCAAATAGTACGACAAGCTAATCAAGCTAATGACCTAGCTGCTAACAATGCTGCTATGGCTAGGTTCCGAGAAGCTATCACATCTTTAGGTAGTAGTAATGCTGCTGCCGAAGGTGCATTAGGTGTAACTCAAGGAAACCAATCAGCTACAGCAGCAGGTAGTCGAGCTATGGAACGTCTACGTGAATTGCAAGAAGCATTCTACATTAGACAACAGCAGTTAGCTATGTCTACTGCTGGCCCAGGCAGTCCAGGTGTGAAAAACACCTTAGCAGCACCTACGGAAGCAGTAGAAGAAATAAAAGCTACGTTACGTGGTATAGCTTCTGCTTTAGTAGGTTCAGGTAGTGGTACTCGTGGTAACGTAACACGTGCTGTTACTGAAAACGAATTGAAGAAACAAACTCAACTCCTTGAAGATATCAAGGTAGAACTAAGCACCCAAAACACTAGGGGCGGTTATGTATTTAGACTCTAAAGAAGTAGTAGTAATACTAAACATTTTGGCGGGTAGTAGAAATAAGATAGTATCTTTACTGCCTCCAACCTACAGTCGTTTGTTCAATCGTACTGAAGTTCCAATAGTAAAGACTATCAGAAATAAAAACAAAGACATATCCCTTGTCTTTGTTGAAAGGACAGTAGCTTTACAGTACCTTAAAGACAAGTACAACTTCATTCAAAATAAAGATATAAACAAAGAGTTACAAGATGCCAGAACTTGAAGTAACTTTTGAAGAAGCCTACGGGGAATCACGTAGTATAGAGATTACTAACAATGGCATCTCCCAAACTATTGTTTGTAGAATTAAGGGTAACTTCTATGAAGTTGCTGAACAGAATGAAGCGGGGTTGTATAACGATGACATATTCGTTATGCAAACAGCCTACCAGGTTTTACCTCTCTTCTATCAGCTACCTAACTACCAGAACTCACTTGAGACTTTAATCATACAAAGTATCAAGCTGGATCAAGAGAGTGACACAGTTTGGAAGATTACTGCACAGTATTCCATCCCAGCTGACGGTGGTAAGAAAGGTGGTGGTCTTGGTGAAGATGACAAAGATCTACTAGGTATCCAAGGGCCTGACTACGGGGAAAATGACGGTAATGGGTGGAGTGAGAACTTCACGCAAATCTCTGTCAATATGTCCGTAGGTACCCGCAAGCAGACCTTTAGCAATCAAGTCATTGCGTGTCAACGTAGTGTTAACATTGGTCCTGGTGGAATACCCTACACAGCTGGAGCACCTGCACCTATAGGTCATACCAACGATGGTATCGAAGGGGCAGAAGTGTATGATAGAGAATTTGGCTTCTCTATAACAGCTTACTTCCCCCCAGAGAAACTGAAGTACGCATATGTGCGTAGGTTAGCTCGTATGCAAACTACTTTGAACACAGGGATATTCTTTGGGTTTGCTGTGGGTAGTGTGATGTTTATGGAAGCTAGTTTCTCTGGTGACTTGTACCAAGTAGTACCAGTCACCTTTGATTTCAAGCAGAAAAACAACTTCTACTTTAGCCAAACACTATCAACAGTGTTAGCTGATCCAGAAATAGAAGGGGGCTATGACAGATACTACGAACCAGACTTTGAAGATTCTGCTATCTTATCGGGCTGGGTTGATGTTGATTATCGTTACGCCCCAGTACCAGATACTGATGCAGTTATGGTAATACAAAGACCCGTACTACGTGTCGTTCACTTAAACTACGAATACTCAGACTTTGGAAAGCTAGAGATATGAGACCAGCTAAACCAGGGGACCCCATTGAACAACACTTGACTACACGAGTGTTCAACAGCTTAGTCAAGAAACAAGGTATGAAACCTGTTGACTTGACTAAGCTGCACCCATTAGTACCTACTATATTTAAGGGGCACTCTGCTTCTGACATACAAATGTATATACCCGTAGGTATAAGTGGGCCTGCCCTACCTAATGAAGACGATGGTAATTTAGAGTATAATGAATACTACAAATTCCCAGACTGCACAATAGGTACATCTCTTACTAACCACAACTGGGCAGTAACACAAGGTCCTTGTTGTGAAGGTAGTCCAGCTATTTGTGTACTAGAAGGTCTCACTTGGGTTAAAGCCGATGTTACTGATCTAGAACACAAATGGCTCAAAGTAGTAGGTGGTAACCTAGTGTCAGATGAATCAGCAGGTAAGGCATACATAATAACTCCCCCAGAAGATACAGGGGTAGGCTACTGCCTAGTCTTGCTGACTATTCTACCAACTACCATCCAAACACTCATTACTCAGTTACGAGTAACAGAAACTAGTGTTCAATACAAAGAACGAGACATATTTGTATGGGCTGATAAACCTGAGACCGACTGGCGAGATCTAGCTTCCGTACCTTGCCCTGAGATACCATAATGGGACGCATACTACTAAACTCTGGTGGTGGAATCACTATTAAAGACAGTGAAATAGTTGTCTTACCAGATGCACTAGATCCCGAAGATTGTGAATGTTGTGGGCCTCCTCAACCTCCTCCACCAGATTGTACTCGGTGCTATTACATAGACCCCATGACTGGGTTGCCTGTATTTTATGCCCCATTACAAAAAGACTTTGCCGTAGTAATAGCAGACACAACAGACTCAGTTACTGTAACTAAAAGACAATACGTAACTGAAACTGCTTGGCAAGCCCAGTGTGGTTGTGTTAGTTTTATGAGAGAATTCAACTACTCAGTAACACTAACGGGTTTTGCTGGACTAAATGGAACAAGATATGGAGTCCCAACATACTCTGCTAACCCGTTTGGTGGTGTATCTAGTGTGGGTGCTTGTAATACTAGTGGTATGCCATTTGATCCCACAATGACCACACCTGTTGCAAGCTGTAGTCCCACCCCAGAGTGTGAATACGACTGTCAGCTACAAGTATGGTTAAAAGATGTGCCTATAGTAGGAACCCTGAGTTGCTCACAAGTAGCTACGTTTACATGCTCAAGCAACCCTGCTGCTAGTACATCTAGTAGTTACAATTTCACCATACCCTTAGCAGGTTATGTTAGGGTATTAAGTGATCTAGAGCCATATAACTATGGTACCAGTTTGATACTACCGTATCAAATAGCTGCTAATGTGTACGGTTCAGCTACTACTGACTATGGAGTAAAGTCCGTTTATGTTAGCTTGAATGAGTTGTTTGGGTCATGCTCACTAGTCTTCCCTTACATATCCTATAAGCAACCGGGTAATATAAACCTATCTTGCCCAACATCAGCTACTCAAGAAGATCTTACTTGCCACCCATATTGGAGAGTCATACGAGCAGCTAACAGTGACACCTGTAATACGTCTATTGTATCACCTCCACTCCCCCAGGAAATAGACTACGCAGCTTGCTCCTTTAGCGATACTTATGAACTGATAAACCCTGATTACTTAGGTTGCCCTTATCGTATCTATAAGGAAGTAAGTTTAACTAGAACCCCCTTCTACAGCAGCTACACATACCTATGGTCATAGTAACCTGTACTAAGTGCAAGAAAGAAAGAAAAGGTGTTCTACCTATCTATTGTAACTGTGGCAATGTGATAGGTCCTGAATACAAATTAGTACAACCGTTTGTTCCTACATTTAATCTACCACAATACAACGACCATGCTCAAATATGTCGTACCAATGAGTGTGGGCATTACAACGATGGTGGTTGTCTTCTACAAATAGAACGAATGAAGAAGCAAGGCCTAAACGTAGCAGGTAGTGTATCGTATCTCACCCATAACCCACGTGTACATTGCCCAATGAATTCCCCTATGTGGTATGTAGGTAAAATAGGTTTCTTATCTATCTCCTATATGCAAATAGGTGGTACTGAAACATTTCATCAAACCCTGGTCCCTAATCTTAAAGGGATTGCAGGGTTTGTTGCATTTGATGAATCATTAGCTACGGGTGACTTCTCTCTTCTCAAATGTCAATACGGGGTAGGTCTTAAAGCTGCCGTACGTTTAGCTAATGCTTGCAAGGTATTAGTCGTATGGGGTTTAGGTACTGGTTTAGATGAAGTTATGAAACACGTAACTAACAAACCACGTATCATTTCTATTAGCCATTGCAATGCTGGTAATGGTTGGACCAAGAAATACATGCTACAACAAGAGTCACACAGTAGCCACTTTGTTTACATCAATCCAGACGGTTTAGGTACAGTACCTATGCTAAGGCAAGGTGATGCTACTATGTTACCTAATGGCATCAATGAAAAAAACCTGGTAGCAACCCGTACGAGGGAACAGATCCGTACCGAGTTAGGTATACCGCTAGATGCAAAAGTAGGTATCATGCTTACTCGTCTCTCCCCAGAGAAAGGGGTCAAGGAGGCTATGGCAGCAGTACGTACAACTGACCATTATCTACTTGTGTACGGTAACGCTTCCTACTGGAACAAAGGATACAAACGAGAGCTAAAGACATTACAGAACTCTCGTGTGAAACTGATGAACGTAGCAAGGGCAGCCAATGTACTTCCAGTAGCTGACTACTATCTATCTTGCAGTCAGTATGAGGGTTTTGGTTTATCAATGGCCGAAGCTATGTATATGGGCATACCTGTAGTTAGTACAGTTACAGGTATTGCTAGTACACACCCTAAAGCTTTTACGTTGTTACCACTGAACCCTTACAAGGAACAAATAGTAAGTGCTATCAACAACCTTCGAGATACTACGGCATTAGCTAAACAAGTGGTGTTAGATAATTACACTAGCAAACACTTCGTTAACAATTGGCAAAGGTTTTTAGATGAACAGGCCCTACTGTCAACACTTTGATGGCTCATGCCAAATAGCTTCTGCAATAGCACAACATGAAGCTATACCCGCACCGATAGATTGTTGTGCTTGTTTACGCTTTGATAGTAGACACAATGATGTAACTAAACACTTAGCTAAGTTAGCTGATCCATCCCTCCTCCCAGAAAATGAAGGGCCAGGTACTGGCTTAACTACGTTGTTTAGTTGGTTCATAGCTAAGCCACCCAATTGTGCATGTGGTGACAGAGCAGAGATTATGAACATGTGGGGAGCACAACGTTGTCTTGAAAACAAATCAACCATCTTAGGTTGGTTAAGAGAATCAGCTCATGACAATAACTATCCATACAGTGAATTTGTTATAGGATCACTGTTATCCCTATTTCTTAAAACGTATATCAAGAGTTGATACATGCTCGCAAGCTCTTGGTTGCCTCTGTGACGAGCGGCGACCATATGGTAGGGTATCCAGTCAAACAGCCCCTAAACGTCGATTGTAGAGGACGTGGGGGCCGTTGGTGGGCATGTTATAGGGTCGGATTGCCTAGTTCGCGGGTAGGGTAGATCAATAGTTGATATACATTTACCGATTCCTAAAAGGGTGTGTGTGTTCCGGCGTACTTGTATCAACAGTTGATACAAGTACGATCAATTACATTAGTTCTCATAACACGCCCACGTCCACCAACCACATCTCACCACCCACCCTATCTCATCACACTACTCACTACCCACTACGCACGTACCCACACTACCCACTTCCCACATCCCCACAAATCAGCATAGTACACCCCCCTACATATCGGAATTATCGTTAGTATCAACACTTGATATAGCCTATTGACTATTGACATTTTATGGTTATTATTACAGTAGAGTAAGTACGCTACTTCGAACTATCAAAGGTTGATACAATGTCTGCAACAATCACAACTTTATTCGTTCCGGTTGGAATGCCTATCGTCGAACTTATAATCAACGATGGAAACAAACTAACCACCACATACCCACAATCGTTCGATCATGCCGTTGAGTCTTTAATCAGCCTTGGCATTGAGAACGTAGAATATGACGAAATCGTCGATTCTCGTTTGCTTCACACTGTTGAATAATTACTGTACATGGCAGTAACTCACACATTTACTAAGATTCACCCCAACCCGGTAAATTGTGTGAGTTACTTGCCTTTCTTTCTTACAAGTACAGTAAACTACCTGACTATCTCTTAATAATCTAACAACATAATCCCCCCCAGGAATCCTAGGAACTTACTGAAAATATTATCAAAAAAAAACAAGGTAAGGGCCATACGTAGAACTGAACTTGCTCCACGAGTTAAATTCAGCGACCCCTAAATGAGGCATGTGCTACCCTCCTCAACGGTGGTACATATATCGGGTGTCCCCACTTTCGGTAGGCCCCACCAATAGGTGTCCCCACATGTGGTGTGGGTGCTCTACTTCCCCCGCTATCGAATAGGGGGTAGGGGGTTACACCACACCTCAAGCTAGAGAGGGGTAGGGGGTGCCACTATAGCCTGCTTGTTTCATGGGCAGTAGTATCGAATCCCCGCCCAATTACTAGGCTGTCATATTGACAGTAGGGGTGTAGTCGATTGGACTACACTGTACAAACAATCTAATGCCAATAGCCTCAACTACTCACCATTGGCACAACTTTTGCTATCGCGGGGATAATATAGTATTGCGATAGCGTTTGTTCACCACAACCAACCCGTCGATAGCGTGGACGGCTGTACACTAAGTAGTGTATTCGGCATCGTCGTGCATCTCACTCACCCTCTCACCCGTTCCGATTCCTGCCCCGATGCCACAACCTACCACCCGATAGATTTACACCCACCTTTGGAATCCGACTATTTTCTAACTTATTTTTATCACGTTATTTGCCGCACGATACGCGAATTATGATGGGTGGTATCGGAAACATTTAAGTACACTTAACCCCCCGATAGAATAGTCGTTTTAACGTAAGATACTCCACCATAAACTAGCCTATTTGATACGTTAGTGGCGGATATTCTTCCACCTTATTCCATCATCGTTTCTAACCCGTTTTGCTTAGGGTGTAGGGGCATACGAATTTCAAACGCGAACGGGAAACGAAAGACGATGTATCAAAGAATTAACCGCAGTTACGGTGGTTACGCCGCATGGCTAGTATGGGGTGGCAAATACGCACCGACACAATCGGACACCATTGCCTACAATGGTGAAACGCTCCACATTCACCCGTTCATTGTGGCCGATGCGGAGGCTAGGGTAGCACTGAACCTGCAAGACGATGAGAAGTACATCGCGGGGATACGGTGGACCAGCAAGTAGGTCGAAACACCCCCCGCAAGGGGAGTGTCTATCGGTTATGCCGATACTGATGAGACCAGAACACACAACCACCGATAACCCGCTATGCGATAGGTGGCACCCGATGAACCCTTAGGGGGCTAGGTATTGTGTGTTCCCCGTATCCAAACGAAGTACCGTTCTTTCTCATATTGGTAGTAGTTACCTATACATCCCTTTCGGGTGGTTGTAGGGTTCATTGTTGCGAAACAACGAATGCCTACTAGTTTCAATACTAAACCGCCAATGTGCCACCGATAGCGTTACACTCCGTTACGCTTGGTTGTGGTCGATAGGGGAAAGATTATGAATGACGATAAGGTGGCAACTACCAAACGATTGTACGGGTTGTTGCTTGATCTTGCGGGTATGCCAAACATGCGTTGGAAGACACTAGAGCAATTCGCTAACGAATTTGCATGGTCTGCCACCGTTAGCGAGTTGCTAGACGCATACCTAAGCTACTGCAATATGCGTAGCAAGATACAAGATGAGCGATCGCACATACTCGCTTGCATCGCGGTAGAGCGATACAAACTGACAGAACTAGACGAGCATGGGGTTAGCCTCAAACTAGCCATTCGAGCGAGTTACAATTTGGCATTCCCTTCCACCGTTAGGAATGGAACCCTCTTGCGTCAATTGTCGAAAGAAATGGGAATAGAATAACCACCATGAAACTAGACGTTATAGTAGGGCTAGGGGAGCAATTCCCCGAATACTATGAAGAGTCAGACCACGTGGTGGACTCATGCCGTTCGATACTATTCAGGCTATCACAACTACCCCCAGAAGTGG